CTCTTCGAAGCGTCATAGGACGGATGGTCCGAATAATCCGGCGCCTGCGTCGGAGAGCCCTGTGCGCCCTGCGGATTGCTCATGTCCGCGCCTCCTTGGATTCAGACGCCTTCAATTCAGCCCGGAGCTTGCCTATGTCCGCCATCGACTTCTTGAGGCATTCCATAGGTTGCTGCCAGGAAACATCCAGGAAGGCGGGCATGCAAGGGCCGACTACCTCCAGAAGCAGGTAGACCGCATCCGCCAGCCCCCTGAACTGGGCGTCGATCAGCTCGAACTTCTTCTTGATCTCTTCGGGGGTCATGGGTCCTCGGGTTCATAGAGACACGGTTTCAGAACAGGAAGCTCGTTCTTCACAATCCGCGCCTTGCGACGGAGCTTCACGGACTTGACTTTCACGGACTTGACCTTCTGGCGTTTCTTCATGGCTTGGCCTTTCCTATCGGGATTATCGCCCGAGATGAAGGAGAAACCGCTTCTTACGTTTATGAAATACTTTGGTTAATTCCATATCCGTGACGTATTGCTTTTCTGTCTTTTTTGCCTTCCTGGATAGATCGTAGATGGTCTTCTTGTGAAGAATATTGCCATCCTTATCCAAATAATGATAGCTTCTACCAGTAAAACCATCAAAGAGCCAGTTGCTTGCTTTATAGATGGTGCCTTCGTGGCCCTGTGTGGTGTCAGCAAAAGAGATCAATAATTTTATGGCGGGAAATTCGTATACAAATCGTTTTACCATCCTTGATAGGAACCACGTCGGAAGATTTTGGACATGAAAATCCGGATGAATGCAAAATCTCGCCAATTCTCTTACTTCATTTGGCTTTAATCCCTGTTTTAGTGCCATCTCTGCGCGCGTTATAGAACCAATAAGGGCCGCAGCAATAAGTTGTTCATTGTAATAAGCACCAAGAGCATACCCTCGTCGGCCGCCGCAACCGAGATAGTGATGCTTGTTAAAAAATTCCTTATACTCCTCGATGGATACTGGATTCAATATGATATCCTGAAAATCTAAAAGACTTCCCGCCTGTCTGGTTAACTGCTGAAATCTGTCGAACTTGCGTTGAAGACATCGAGTAACATCACGGTAAAGCCATCTCCCAAATTTCTCTACCTGTCTGTTTCCATTCCAGCCCAGAGAAAGGCTAGTTTTTCTGATTTTTACGCCTTTCTGAGGCAGGCCAACTGCATCACAAATCAGGCGTTCCAAGGCATCCATCGCTGCGCCATGCGACTTATTGGCGGCGAAATTGAAATAATACGACATATGCGTCCCACCCGACTTTAGCCGCTTCGCCCTTCCAGAAATACAACCATCACCATCGAAAAATCCTCGGACGAAATGGTGTCTCATCTCGGGAGGCACATATTCCAGGATTTTTGGGTTTCCTTTCGACTTCCAGTCGAGAAAACCGATATTGGATAATTTCTCGCATAAGTATTTATTGTTGAAGCAGATGCCATATTGACCTCTGGATACGCCCGGCATTCGAATCTTGCCGCCGTATTCAATATCCTTAGCAAACTGGCGCACAGCCTGTTCATCCTTAGCAGCCAAATAAAACCTTAAAGAGCGCCTGTCTCCAGCAGACTTACCGATACATGCATCCGCGAGGAGAAATCCAAGCCAATAAGCCTTGATCTCGCTGTCAATGTTATCAAAGAAGTGTTCATTTAGAGGCGCGGCTAGAGATTCTCGTGATTTCCGCATTTTTACGCCCTTTTTAATCAGGTATTCCCGCACAGTCTCGTTGCATATCTTAATGCCCTCTTTTCTAAACAGACTCGCAATTTTTGGGTATGATTTTCCACTCTCGTACAAGCTTACCAAAAACTTTATCTGGTCGTTGTTTAGCAGCACTCTCAGATCTCCTATTGGATATTTTTATTGTCTAACATATATTTGAATACATGCCCTCACATAAAAATATCAAATACATGTGAAAATTCTTGGGATGCCTTCTACAGTGCTTGGAATTCACGGATAGAAAACAGTCTGCCATTTTCCTACAGCGATTTTCCGCGTAAGCGGGCTGTAGGCAACTAGTGTCAGAGCGGCGGGAAACCCAGACCATATAAAAGAAAGGCCCGGAGATTGCTCTCCGGGCCTTTCCGCTACTAACGAATCGAACGCGATTTACATATTACAAACCACTCACGGTCACGACGCCATAGTACAGCGATCCGTCTTCGATCAGCTTTTTCCCATACCTCGTCATGATCCCCTTGTTCGGGGTGAACGAGTTGGGATCCAGCACGGTGGGCGTCGAGAGCAGGGGGATGTAAGGCGCGTAGAAGTAACCGGCGTCCAGCACCGAGTTCCCCTTGAAGCCCAGGAGGATCTTGCAGTTGGGGAAGAGGGGGTCCTTGTACAGCTTGATCTTCCCCTGGATGGTCCCGGCCGAGGTGATGCCGATGTCCATCCCGTCCTGCGCGAGGGCATCCGAGCCGCGGAAGTCGTTCAGCTGCTCGAACTTCGAGGCGATGTCGGCCGAGGTGACCATCCAGTTGGCCGGCCCGCGGAGGGTCGTCCTGTGGATGACGTTGGCGACCTCGAGGATCTTGTAGAGCAGGGCGATGTTGCGGTCCGTGAAGTTGACGCTCGCTCCGGCCGCGGTGGCGAAGTTATGCGTCGCGCGGATCGCGGCGGCGATGATGAGGTCGTTGATGATCTCGCGGTCGATCTCGGCGACCATCTCGTCGGCCATCAGGTCCGTCAGGGTGCTCTCGGCGTCGATGTTGTGCACCGACTTGAGGTCCTGAGCGGCTTCCAGCGACCAGCTGGTCTTCAGCTTCCGGGTGACTGCCGACACGCTGTCGGAGTCGATGGAAAGCGTGAGCGCCGGCTGGAACGGGTTGTTCTCGAGGTCGAACTCGTAGTCGGCGCGGGCGACCAGGCCCGTCACGTCGCCGGACAGCAGCGTGACCTGGACGTTGCCGGTCGAGTGGTCGAACTTCGTCGCGCTGGAGGTCGAGGTGTCGACCACGACCGTCGGGCAGCCCGAGCCCGAGCCGTACAGGACGGTCTCGGGGTCGCCGTTCGCGTCGAAGGCGACCTGGAGGCACGGGGTCGGATCTTCGCAGCTGTCGACGTCCGGCAGGTAGACGTTCACGACGACCGTGCCGGCGAGAACCGGCTTGTGAACGAGGTTGCCGGTGATCAGCAGGCCGCCGCCGCCGATGGTGAGGTCCTCACCCTTCACGGTCTGCGCGCTGTAGTACGGGTCGAGCGCCCAGCCGTTCTGACGGGCGAACTGCTGGCCCGTGTTCTGGCGCATGATCTGGGTGCCGGCCCGGGTCTGTCCCTTGTTCATCGCGTAGCGATACCTGATGTAGAAGATCAGGCTCGCCGGCTGCGACATCGGCTGCACGCCGACCAGGTTGTCGGCGATGAGCCGCGCGTAGCTCTTGCGCAGCAGGGGCAGCGCGAACCGGGTGAAGTCCGCGATGCTGTTGGTCGTGGTGGCCTCTTCGAAGAGCATCCGGCTCTTGCCGGGGGCCATCGACGCGTACTGGTTCTCGAGAAGCTGAGCGAACGCGCCCATCTTCTTGGGCCCGATCTCCGGGCACTTCTTCATGACCGGCATCCAGCGCTTGACGGCCTGGTTCTTCTGGGCCTCAACGATGAGGCGCGCCTGTCGCATGTCCTCGGTGATGACGCCTGGCATGGCCCTGTCTCCGGAAAAAGGTTACGAACCGCCGCTTAGGCGGCGAAGGTCCCCTAGACCGACGGCTCCTCCGCCATCTGGGCGGCGATTTGATCAGGGGAGAAAGCAACGACCGGCTCTTCTAGCTTCACCTGCGCGGGCAGGTCGGCCTGACTGGCCTGGGTGGTCACGGGCTCTTCGCTCTCGGTGCGAACGGCCGCGATCTCCTCGGGCTTCGTCTCTGTCGTCGTCACGGCGGGCTCGACTGCAGTCGTGGTCTCGGTCGTCTCGGCCTCGTCCTCCTTGACGACGGTGCCCGGCTTGGCGGCCTGCTCCTCGAACGTCCGGAGCCGGCGGAGCGTGCGGGCGGCGATCATGTTGGCCTGGTTGGCCTTCCTGACCGCGACGTCGCGCTCCTCCTTGATGGAGGCGGTCTGCTCGGCGATGCGGGCCAGCTTCCGGTTCAGGGCCTCGAGCTCTGCGCTATTGCCGCCCTCTCCGCCGACGCCCAGAACCTTCTGGACCTGGCGGAGCTGCGCGACGGCAGCGGACTCTTCAACGGCCCTCGTCTTGCCCGCGGATCGCTCGATCGACGCCACCTTGCTCTCGATGAAGACTTCGACCTTGCGCGCGATGCGCGCCTTCTCGGAGGCGACCTCTTCCAGACAGACCTGCTTGGCCTTCTGGATCTTGGTCTTGTACTCCTCGGCGATGGCGGTGCGCTGGGTCTCGACGTGCTCCTGGACGGCTTCGATGAGCTGATCAGCCAGCTCCTCTGAACCACCGATCTGCTTCACGATTTCCCTGATCTTCTGCATCGTATGCCTCCAGGGTCAGATGACCAATTTACTGCTATCTTTGACCGGAAATTCGTCTAGCAATGAGAATTGAGTTTCTATTTTATTATGTACTCTAACTTGATTGTGGGTCACTCGGATAACCCAGAGTCTCGTTGAGCCTATTCTCGAATCTCGTTGATATCTCTCCTTTGTCCAGGGCTTCGTCCAGCGCAGCCTCAACATCCTTGCGGACCCTGCGCCGCTCGGCCGGCTTGTAATCCTTAGGCTTCCCCATCGGGCCGCCTGCGCGCGGGGGAAGGGGCGACCGGTGCCTGGGCCTGCTCCTGCCCTCGAGCCAAGCAGAAGGGACGAAGGATTTCGCGTTCACGTGGGCCGCTTCCGCGTAGCTTTCGGCCTTGAACACGTCATCGAAGTAGCTCTGTCTGCGGTCGTCGGCTGGTAGCATCCCGATCGGCGCCTTGGTGATCCTGCCGCCGTAATACTTAGGAGGCATGTCCGACGTCTTCAGGACGCCAAAGGTGCCTGTCGCATCCTCTGCCACGATCTTGATGAGCTCGTACTGTGGGGGAGCCCAGGGCCCTTCAGAGTCCCACATGCCTTCCAGGATCGCGTTCAGTCTCTCTGAGAACCTCATCGCATCAGCTCCCTTGGGTTCTTCCAGATCCTGTCCCAGGGAATGGTCGGGTTCTTGTCCCGGACCGCCTTGGGTACCCA